TTGGCCGGCGGGTTGCCGGCGAAATAGGTGTAGTCGACGAAGTCGTTCGCCACCGTGGCCGCCGAGGCGACAGCCTTGCGGAAGGTGGTCAGGTGGTAGCGCCCGGCTTCCCGCGCGTCTGCCCACTCACGAACGCCGACGAAGCCCATTTATTCTGCCGTGACGGTCAGGCCGCCGGCCTCGATCTGCGGCCGGATGTTGAGTGCAATGTCGAGGTTGTCGTCGAGCGGGATGATCAGGGCCATGCCGACGGCGCCGCTGGCGGTGTCGCACCAGATGGCGTGCGTGGCCGTCTGGGTGGCGCCGCCGTCTGTGCGCTTGCCCCATTGCAGCAGGTTGGCATTGGTGCGCGAGGCGCCGCTGCCCGACCAGGCGGTGGCCTTGGTCATGGCGATGCGGGCATAGCCGGTGTAGGTCAGCTCGCCGGCCATTGGGCTGGCTTCATCTGGCGAGCCGGCGCCGAGGGCGAGATAGCCGGTGGCGCCGGCGCGCCAGGCGGGGTCGGTTCCTTCGAGAATCCAGTCGAGGGAATCTGATTCAGTGGCGTTGGACATGGACATGGCGTTAATCCTTTCGGTTGATTCAGTGGAGTTTGTCGATGGTCATAGCAGCGATTTCTTAGCCGTCGCCCAGGCGGCGCCGATGGCGGCGATGATGCCGACGAGCCAGGTCATGATCTTTCCGACCAGCTTCGAGCCTTTCCATATGCTGACCATTTCGTCGATGGATTCCTTGATGATGTCCTCGCGGGCGATGTGGTCGTTCAGCGTAGCGCCGACTGCATGCAGGTCGCCCTTGATCGCGTCGAGCGTGCGGTCCTGGTGATTGAGCCGCCAGAGGATGATGAGCAACGGATCCTGCTCGACGTGCGAGACGTTGGCGACGTGCTGCGCGGCCTCGAGCATTTCCTGTTCCAGGGCGCGTTCGGAGTGCTCGTCAGGCATCGTCGCGCCGCCTTCCGTCTTCGTCGAACCACACGTCGTTGCGGCAATCGCGCTCGACGATGCGGGTCATGCCGATCACCAGGGCGCCGACGGCGATGAAGCAGCCGACGATGCCGGCGACCACGGCCAGCAGGTGCAGCACCACGTCTCCATTGAAGAGGAAGCTGTTGCTCATTTCGGAATCCCGTATTCGATGGCGCTTTCCATGTTTTCGACGCAGCCGCGCAAGAGTTGCAGCGCGGCGGCCAGTTCATAGATCGGCCGGCGGATGAATATGTCGCCGCCAGGGTCGCCGGCTTCGATGGCGGCCGCCTGCGCCTCTGTTTGTTCCTGCTCGGCGCGATAGATGTGCGTCAGCTGTCCGTGCGCCGACTTGAGCATCGATGCCAGTTGCACCAGCGCGGCACGGCGATCGAGCGTCATTGCCTACCGCCTGTCCGCCAGCATCGCGGTTTTTTGCTGGCTGCCGTAGGAGGTGCCCAGGAAAAAGCCGGTGATCGACCCGAGGACCAGGCTGATGATCGAGGAGACGACCATCGCGCGGATGTCGTTTGTCCATCCCTCGCCAAACATGACGGCAGCGACGACCAGATAGACCAGCGGGAGGATGAGGACGGCGACCCACAGTGCCGTGGACATCCACGGCTTGCCTTGCTGCATTGCCGCCTGGTCTGCCTGGCGGGCGCCGGCAATTCCGCCGCCGCCGGCCTCTCCGGCGAGTTCGTACCAGTGCGCCGATACCGCTTTGGCGTAGGTCGATGCCAGTTCAGGATCTGCCTGCAGCGCAGCGACTGCGCCCTCCGCCGTCTTCTGCTCGGTGACCGCCTTGGCGATCTCGACCGCCACCTCGGCGGCCTTGGCGTTTTTCTCGGCCTGAGCGGTTTCACCGAAAATGCGGATGAGTGATGGCGCGGCCTGGACCAGCGCCGGGAGTGCGGCGGCTACGAACGGAACCATTTGGCGATCCTCTGAAACAGGTTGGGCTTCTTGTTCGGAAAAGGGACAGGCCCGGCGGCATCCTCGCTGCTGGCGAGCGCCTTCTGCGCTCGGGCGTGGTACGCCTGGCGGTCAGCCATGCCGTTGTATCCGCCGTTGATGGCCTTGGTGATCAGGTCGAATTTCCCGGCGTCGGCAAGCGCGTTGAGGTCGCGGGAATCCCAGTACCATGCCGCCGAGCGGACAGACAGCGGCAGCATCTCGAGCATTTCCGGATGCTTGCACAGTTCGTCCGCGTCGTGCAGCAGGTCACGGCTGCAGGCGCGGTAGTTGTTGTAGCCGGTGATCTGGATCAGCCCGCGGCCCTTGTAGTAACGTCCCGTGGTCGTGCCGGCCGCCTTCGCCAGCGCGATCGCTTCCGGGCGCGTGTTGCCAAGATCGATCCGCTTGGTGTAAGCGCCGCCGTCGGCGATCTCGCGCACGTAGCGCAGCGATCCGGATTCGTGCCCGATCTGCGCCAGGAATGCTGCTTGCCGCGCTGGCGTGTTGATCGCGAATTCTTCCATCGCGGCGTTGATGTGTGACAAAAACTGCGCAGCCTGCGCCGCGTTGGCGGATGGCATGATCTCCAGCAACTGATTGAGCGTGATCCGGTTCATTTGCGTGCCTTGTCCAGTTTTCCGATGGCGACCAGAAGGACGGCGCCGACTTCGGACAGGGCGTCGACTACTTCCGCCGCCCCGTCGCCGTGCGGCGACAGTCCCTTGACGACGCGCTCTTCATCGTCGCGAATCTTGGCGATGCGCTCGCGTGCGGCGGCGAGATGCTCTATCTCGCACTTGATGCGGAGGCGGCGAACTTCGTTCATGATTCAACGCTCGTTTCGATCTGAACCGTCTTGACGATGTTGCCTTCGCGGTCTCTGGTGACTGTGGTTTCGGTCAGGCGGTCTGGCAGTTCGACGGCGATGGTCGGGGTTACGGTTGTTTCGACGCGGACATCGGGCGCGGAGACATGGACGACCGGGGCGGCATGCTCTGGGAGCACGGCTTCGACGTTCACGACGGTTTCCGGCACGGTGAGATTGACGACCGGGGCGGCCTGCTCTGGCATGATCAGGGTTGGATTGCCACGCGGGGAAAGGGCACGATACAGGCTTTCCCTTTGCAAGCCGGCGCGCTCGGCAACCTCTGCCATGCCTTGCGCCGCTGCCACTTGGCGCAACGCCATAAGCAGCGCCTCACGGCCGCCCGGCTCATCAATGGCCGCCAGGCTTGCCGCCAGGTATTCATCCGCCAGGGCGGGGTCCTCTTTCAGAAGCTCGATTACGGTTTCATCGTGCGGGCGGTGCGTTCTGCTTGCGGGTTCGACGGTGGCGACCTTGTCGCCTTCCGGGAGCGGCGGCAGGTTTTCCATGCGCCGCACTTCGTTGATGGTCATCCATCCAGGCTCACCGGCCCGGCCCAGGGCGACGCGGTAGCCTTCGTTTCTGGTCTTGTAGTCGCCGCGTTCCAGGCCGGAGACGTTGAATTCTGCGAAATACTGTAGCGAACGCGGCCAGAATTTTCGGTTGATTTCCTGCTCGATCCGGGCAAGGTGGCGCTGCAGGGTGAAGCGGACGAAGCCGATGGCCTGCTGCTCGATGCCGCTTCCCCAGCTGGTGCTGGCCGTGGTGTGGCCGATCATGTGCGGCGGGACGCCGTAGATGCGGGCAATATCCTCGACCTGCATGCGGCGGGTTTCGATGAGCTGGGCATCTTCGGCCGGCACGGTGAGCGGCTGGACATTGAGGCCACCTTGCATGACGACCGGCTTGCCGCGATTTGCGGCGCCTGCGTGTCGATTTGCCCACTGGTCGCGCAGGCTGTCGATCTGCTCTGGCTTGAGGGTGCCGTCTGTGGTCAGGGCGAAGTCGGGCCGGGCGCCGTTCTGGAAAAAGCCGGCACTCCATTCGTCGGCAGCGAGCGCGATTCCGACGGCGTTGCGGGCGGCATGGCGAACCGGCGAGAGGCTGCGCTTGCCGTTGAAGCCTACTCCAGGGATGTGCAGCATGTCGGCGCCGAGGATCGTGCGGGTCGGCTCGTCGCCGTCTGGATCGGTGACTGTGTAGACGAGGCCGTTGTCTTTTTCGAGGCAATCGACCTGGACGCAGCGCGGGTGCAGCGGGCGCAGCCAGCGGACGGCGTTGGTATTGGGGGACGTGCGGACGATTTCTGCGAAGGCGTCGCCATAGAGCAGGTTAGCGGTAAGCAGGTATTCCCAGAAGGCGGCGGCGCTCATGTCCGGGTGCGGCTGTTCGTTGAGCAGCCACCAGACGGGATGGTTTGCGCGCTCGCGGCCTCCGTCGGTGCGCCGATAAATTGGCAGCGGCAGGCTGGCGATGGCGCCGCCGATCAGGGCGACGCAGGCATAGACGGCGGAGACACCCATGGCGCTGCGCTCGGTGACTGCGGTGCTGCCGAGGCTGATGCCGCCGGTGAACCAGTCGTAAAGCTCGCTTCCCTTGACGCCGGCCGACGATGGATAGCTGACGCCTGCCGCTCTGACGCGCTCGGCATGTCGACGCGCGTTCCATTCCTGCAGGATGACGCTGCCGGGCTGCGATACCCGTTTGGCGTTGTACCAGGTGGCAGTGCTCATAGGATGATAAGTTCCGGTGTAGGTGTTTCGTCGGTCTTGAGCCTGGTGACCAGGCCGGCGCCCATGACTGCGGCGACCATGAGGTCGATGCGGCCGTTGGCTTTTTCTTTGGACAGCTTGCGATTCTCGGCCGCGTCGCTTACAACGACGGCATTGGCGGCGCACCAGGTAAGGACGGGGTGCGTCGGGTGTTCAACGGTGCCGTTGAGCAGGTGCGTTTCCATGGCCTCGAGCGCCGGGCTCATGCTCTGGTAGCCTTGGCCGAAGGGTTCCATTGGCGGCAGGGTGACGCCGTTGTCTTCGGCCAGTGCCTTGAAGTCTTCGATGCGCCAGCGGTCGAAGGCGACGGCCTGGATGTCGAACATTTCCGCGAGGGCAGCGAGCTTGAGCGCGACCTGCAGTTTGCTGACGGCTCGCCCTGGCGTGGTGTCGAGGTAGCCGGCGGCGCGCCAGGCAAGGTACGGGACGCGGTCTGTTTCTTCCTTGCGCTGCAGGCCGTCGTCCGGCAGCCAGCAGAAGGGGACAAGGCGCCAGGGTTCTCCGTCTTCGACAGGCTCTATCCACAGGACGAGTCCTGTCAGGTCGGTGGTGCTTGACAGGTCGAGTCCGGCCCATGCTCGTCGGCCGGCGTATTGCTGCCATTCGTATTCGGCGCCGCGTGTCAGCCATGTGTCGGCGCTGATCCACGGGTTTTCGGCCTCGGTCCACTCGCAGAAGCAGAGGCGGCGAACGATGGCTTCCTTGGCCGGCATGCCGCGCGCTTCGCGGACTTGCTCGCGTAGGTAGCGCATGCCGGGAAGGGCGGCTTCCTGTAGCGACGGGTTGGCTTTCGGCCAGCATTTTTCGTCGCGAATCGGGTCTTCGCCTTCGTCGAGCGCACAGACGTAGCCGAAGAATGCGTCGTCCTGGAGCACTCCGGCGGCGACCTTTGCGGCGTAGTCGTGGTAGTTCCAGCAGGTGCTGGTCTTGCTTGAGCCGGCGTTGGTGATCATGAAGATGAGCGCCTGGCGCCGGCTCTTGGTGCCTGCTCGCATCATCTCGACGACGGCGTTGTTGCGGTGCTCGTGCACTTCGTCGATGAGGGCGACGTGCGGGCGCGGGCCGGATTGTCCGTCATCTGCACTGATAGGGCGGAAGAAGGCTCCCTTCTCGAGATAGGCGAGGTTCCAGACGTTCTCGCCTGTGCCGCTGGTTTTCAGGCGGCGGCGCAGCTCTGGCGAGAGTTGCGACATGGCGACGGCGTCACGAAAGAGGACCATGGCCTGGTCTTTCTTGGTGGCGGCGGCGTAGATTTCGGCGCGGGCTTCGCCGTCGGCGACCATGCCGTACATTCCTATGCCGGCGGCGAGCGGCGATTTGCCGCTGCCTTTTCCGGTTTCGACGTAGGCGACGCGGAAGCGGCGGGTTCCGTCTTCTGCCTTCCATCCGTATAGGCTGCCGATGACGAACTTCTGCCAGCCGAGCAGGCGGAAGGGAAGCCCTTCGTATTCGCCGCCGTTGAGGCAGAGAATTTCCTCGAAGAAGGCGATGGCGTGGGCGACGGCCTTGGTGTCCCAGTGCAGGCCGCGGGTGGCGCCGTGCTGGATGTCTTCGAGGTGTCGCTTGCAGGCGGCGCGGACGTGCGGGCCGGCGGTGATCTTTCTCGTTGCGACTTGTTTCGCGTAGCGGGTCGCCGGATCTGCCGGCAGGCGCGGCTTAGGTGAAGAAGCGGCCGGCGCCTTGCTGCTTTTTGTCTTCGGTTCCATATCCAAACAGGTCGCCCTGGGGGCTGGCCTGGACGCGGGTGCGCGAGCTCGGCGAGAGGCCGAATTGCTGCAGGTACTTGTAGCAGTCTTCCATGGCGCGGTTGGCGATGGCCAGGTACGGGTTCTGGATCGGGTAGCCGGACGGGGCCTTGATGAGGAGCCCTGATCCATTCTTGGCGCGCTGCTCAGCAATCTTGCGCTCTGCTTCCATCCAGCGGCCGTAGCTCTGGCAGTAGAGGGCGAGGGCGGCAGTGTCTAGCTCTGTGACCAGGTAGTGCTTGAGCAGCAGGGGAACGATGCGCTGCCACTCGGCGGCTGCTTCTGGGTTGAGGTGGTCCGGGCAGACCGGCGCAGCGACCAGCGGACGCACCTCTCCCGGCTCGATCTGGCGACGGCCTGGATTTCCCTCAATGAGCTTGAGGGCGGTCGGCTTCGGGGCGGGGCCTGGTTTCATACGGCGTCCATCGGTCGAAATCGGGCTGAACACTGGTCAGCGCGTCGAAGTAATCCTTGTAGAAGTGAAACAGTTCACAGGACGGTCTTCGAAACAGTTCACAGGACGGGTGAATCGCGGTCTGCTCCGCGCGCACGTTGGTGTTGATGTTGGCGCTTGATTCGATGGCGAAGGCGAAGGCGAATCTGTCGTTACAGCCGGCGAAGACTTTGGAGTGATTGCGAAAGACGCACACCCGGCAGCCACTGGCGCGAACAACTTCTGAAAGCATCTGAAAGACGTCTGAATACTGGTTCGGGAAGATTTCTCCAACGTAGGCATCGAGCCGGCCGATCTTTCCTTCGGCGATCCAGTGTTTCAGCCGTTCCACACCATCCGCGGCGAGATACCACGACGAAAATAACAGGTAATCCAGCGGCTCGTGATCGACGATGTGGGCGATGTAGCTGAGGCTGTCGATGTCGCCACCGCTGATAATGTGCCAGCT